GAAAACCCGCGTCGGCGCAGCGCGATATGCGCGCCCTTCAAGGTCTTGTAGGTGCCGCGATATTTCTCGACGAGCGATGTGCCGTGCAACGCATCCGCCATGGCGCAGCCGAGATGAAAGCAATCGGCCGAGCCATAGGCATAGGGGGTCGACAGCTCACGCGTCAGCGTGGCCGATCCGATACGAAACCGTTCCATGATTACCTCGAAACCTGTCCCCATTCCTCGGGGATCGTTCCGACCGTGGCGACGTATTCGAGCCCCGTGTCGGTTTCGTCATTGTCAAACTGCTGCTCAGCCTGCGATCGCTTCACCAGCGTCTGACCGCGCGCCGATCGACCAGACGGCTGCAGCTCGATTGTGACCGAGAGCGTGCGGGTGCCGCTATCGTCGACCGCGCCCTTTTCATAGCGAACGTTGTCGATCTCATAGATGCTGGAAGCAAGGATGCCGAGCACCTGGTCGCTGTTCGGCACACCGGCGAGGTGCGTGAGGATGACCGGAGAATTGGGGTAGTCGTAGAGCTCGAGCCGCGCGATTGCATCCTCGGGATTTGTGACCGGGATGTTCGAAAAACGCACGGTTCGGCTTGTGACCGACACCCCGAGCGCGCTGCGCATCTCCCCCGGCTGAAGGAACCGGTTCGGCAGATAGGTCAGCCCATTGTAGGTGTAGGGCCGACCGCCCCTGTGATAGCCAACCGTCTTGCCGGGCAAATCGAAGCGGATCAGGTCGATACGTGAAATATGCCCGCTCTCAAGGGCAGCGACGACGGCGGGATCAAGAATGCTCACGAGTAGAAAACCTCAGTTGCTGTGAACGAGGGAGAGCGGTTTGCCCATGATTTCTTCCCGTCGTAACTGCCGGGATCGATTTGCATGGTGCACGACGGCTTCTCGAAATGAACGGTGCACGTTGTGTTGAAGACGCCGGTGTCCAGGCCGTATCGGATCGACAACGTCGCGACGCCGCTTGCGTTTGCGGTCGCCGGCGCGATGATCCGATGCAGGGACCGCACAAGCTGGCTCTTCCTGATCTCGGCATAGTCTCCGGGCGACAGACGAAAGCCAACAGGGAGCCCGGAAACCACGATTGTGGTCGGGTTCGCAATCGCTTGAAAGACGGCATCGCCATTGAATGTCCCGCCCCCGGCTTTGGTGCCGGAAAGCGGGAAACCGGTGTCGTGAGCTATGGGCCGAGGCCGGAAGACATCGTGGGCGAAGAACGTCTGCCCATTGTCGTCAAGCTGCATCATAAATGCATCCATGACGCCGAACTCAGGACGAAGCAGTGGACGGGTCACATAGCTGGCAACCCAAAAGGGCGTTCCGAATGTCTGGCTTTCGGTTCGGCGGCCTTCCATCTGATCGCTATTGCGAGGCTGGATTGGGTCGAACCTGCATTCGGCCCAATCCTTCCGTCCGTCGGTGAATTTCGGAAGAGGAACTGGATCTGGCATCAGTAGACCTCACCGCCGTTGTCGTACTCGTTTCGCTTGCCCTGATCGTAGGCGCGGATGTTCTCGATGGTCACGTTCTCGCTCTCGGATCGGATTGTCGGCCGGAACATCGGACCTTCCTCCCCGATGACGCGAAGGACGACCTGCATAGGCTGCGCTTGAGCGGACGAACTGCTTTGTGCGGGTGCGTTGGTGTTTGCTGGCCGGTACAGGCGATGATTCGGGATCACCTCTTCGCCGCCTTTGAAGCGGACCAGCTCAGGCCCCTTCTCGCCAACCCAAGCTACACCCGGCCGCGCCGAAGGCGTACCAGTCGCGTAACCGCGCAGGCCCGCCCAGGGATCAGCAGCGGAGGAGCCTCCGAAGATACCGCCGAGAATTCCCAACAGACCACCGCCGCCCTTCCCTGCGTTGCTAACGGTGAATACCGCATCGATGACGTCGGTCAGCAGCTTGTCGGCGATGCGGTCGAGAACACCGAGCGCTGCGTCACCAAAGGATCGCCATATCGACTTTCCGCGCTCGATCCCGGCGAAGAAGTCATCGAAGAAGCCCCGGGTCAGCGCTTTGCCGAAGTCGAGCGCCTGGCCCAACAGCCGGGTCTCTTCCTCGATCGTCGCCATGGTCTCGGCGAGACCAGCCAGTTCGCTCCTCTGGGCGTCAGTGAGCGAGATGCCGCGCTGCTGCGCTTCGTTCAGGAACTGCTGCTCATAGCGGAGCGCGGCCGCGGCCCGTTCTGTCAGGCCCATTGCGTCCCGCTCCGCCTCGAGCATTGCGATCTGGCGCTCCGCCCCGGCGACAATGTCGGCGTACTTCTCCTGTTCGCTCTTGCCGGCGCGCTTCTTCGACTTCTCGTCGACGTCGGTCAGGCCCTTGGCGAGCTCGCGCAGCTTATCGGATGCCGCTGAGGCGCCGCGCCCGATCGCGTCCACCACGCCCCCGACATAGTCGGTGCCTTGAGCGGCCTTCATTTCGTCGATAGCGGTCTGCAATGCTCCACCAGCCGCGCCTTTGTAAGGATTGGTGATGTTGCCGAACTCGATGGGTTCGATGATCATGTCATTGTAGTTCTGAAGCGGGCGCCCGATTGACGCCGACCAGAGCGCATACTTGTTTATGAGGTTGTTGATGCCGCCGACGGTGGTTTGCACCATCGCCTGAACTGCTTTGATCACGCCTTGAGCGGTAGAATAGACAACGTCCCCCAAGGCAGCCGGCAGCTTGTCCCAGGCGGCTTTGACCGCATTGAAACCGCCGACGAAGGCCCCGACGATGAAGTTGATCCCATTCTTCGCGTCAGCCACGATGTCCCGACCGAAAATCTCCGCGAGTTCATCACGAAACACGACCGCCGCTGCAACAGCTGCAGTGATACCCGCAATGAATGCGACTGCTGGGTTAGCGAGAAGAAGTGACCCGGCCACAATGCCCAGTTGGACAACAAATCGGCCAAGAAGGGCTATTAGCGACACGACGCCTCCGACAATTGCCGGGGCGTACAACAGAGCCAGGGCCGCGGCCGCCGCGACTGCATAGGGGGCGATATCTTCGAGAACCGAGGCAAGCAACTCAAGGGCGGAAGCTGCAAGCTTGCTCCAGTTGACGGTTTGAATGCCCACAGCCGCCAGGGTGGTCAACGCCACAGCCAAGAATGTCACGGGCGAAAGCATCGCCGCAAACGATGCGGCGAGCGTTTTGGCGAAGCTGTCCGACGACATCATCGCCACTTGGGCGACCTGCAGGCCCTGCTGCATGCCGATCAAGCCTGCGTTCATCCCGCCAGCGGCGGTGGTAACTATATCGAAGCCTTGGGCCGCCAGATTTGCGGTATTGTTCATCTTGACGAGACCGGACGAATTCTGGTTGGCCGCCAAGTTTAACATTTGAACCTGCTTGGATGCGGCGGCTGCCGCTGCACCCTCATTGGCATAGGCCTTGGCAGCTACCGAAGCCGCGCCTGTGACGCCACGATTCGTGACGTTCAGGCCTTCAACCTCAGCCTGCGCGCGCGCCGCGGCGCCTGAAACCTTGGTGAGCTCTGCCGTCGCCCGCTCAGTCCCGTCTGTTTTGACTTGAATGCCCAACGTGGCGACATCGGCCATGGCTTTTCCTTTTCAAAGAACGTGCGATATCGTCCTGCCCTTCAATCGGAGGATGATTCATGCGCAAATTTGCGGTTGCTGTTGCACTTGCAGCAATGAGCTCAGGGCTCGCGGCCAACGCTGCTGATCAAAAGGCGGACCCGCGCGCCGTTGAGTATTGCAAGGCAACCTCCGGCACCTTTGTCGCGGTCGCCGAGTGCCTCCCCAACGCGCATGTCTCGATCAAAACTCTTGATGCGTTCGAGAATATCTATCCAGCAGCGGGTCAACCGTTACGGACGAAGTGCGCCGAGCTTAACGAAGGCAATATCATCGGCACAGCTACGTGCGTGACAGAAGCGGTGAGTGCTGCAATCGATCTGAAAGAGACTCTGCCTGCTGGGTCTCGACTTGATGACGCCGTGTTTGAAGCAGTTTCAGATCCAGCATTGGGAAGGCAGCTTGATGAAGCGGAAGCCGCCGCCAAAGCCACATTTCCTAAGGTCAGTATTTGGGGCGGGTCAGTTTACCGCGCGTACAAATAACCCTTAGTGCCGTCCTCTATGAAGACGGCACTAAGGAAGAACTAGAAGACTCGACTCCTCGACAAGTTGTGACATGATCCACTGCGATGGCACACGAATGGAGGCCGGCATTTTCTGGTTAGTCTTATTGGCCGCAGCAGGTGCTGCTGTTTATCTATTTCAGAAGTCGAGACCTTCTAAAGCGCACCAAAAATCGCAGCCTCGTCAGCAGGAGTGGGGCTCCTCCGATAAGGGAAATCCGACGCAGATTTACCACGGCAAACACGTCACTGTGTTCGAATCCGATGGCGGATGGAAGTTCACCATTGGTGACCCGAACGATCGACGCGAACCGTATTTTTCCGAACCGTATGAGACTGTCGACATAGCAAAGACTGAAGCTCTCCGGCACATGAACCGCCTACCCTCGCTACACCAGTCGTTGCCGGAGCAGCGTCGTGAAGAGCGCCGCCAAAAAGAAGAGGAGCAGCGCGAGGAGTTTGTTTCCAATGAACCGGAAATCATCGCGGCATTGGCGGCTTCCGCTGACGCAGCGGCCAACGTTACTGAACTCAGAAAGATTGAACGCAAAGCCGAAACCCAGCTTCGACACGTTGACCGCGTCGTGGGTTCTATCGCCATTTATGGCTCCGACGAGGCGATTGAGAAGGCGTTGATTGTCCAGAAGCAAGCTCGAGAGTTGTTGGAAAAGATCCGCATGCGCGTCGCCGAACTGAAAGAGAAACCCAAGACTAACAAGACGGGGCCGTCCGCCAGTTAGTTTGCAGTCTCTCTTGCCCTGATGGCCTCACTCTCCCTCTCGATCTCAGCGCAGAACCTTGCGTCCATCACCTTGAGGATCGAGGCTTCCTCCCTGCTGACAATATTTCCGGTCACCTGACACCAGGTTATCAATTCGAGATTGGAAACAGGTACCGGTCCAGAGAACCCCGGCGGCTGCGACTGACGGAGTTCCCAAAACCAATCCCAGATGAAGGCACCGTAATCCGGCACCTCCGCTTCCGGGCTTTCTGTCGCGAAGGCCTCATTGCGCTCGCGCCTGGTCTCGCCATCCTTGTCGCGGACGCTGTCGTAACGAGCGACAACGGCCACAGCCTCGGCTAGGGCTTCGCCGAGATCTTCGTAAAATTTGCCCGGTCCTCCGATGCCGCTGCAATCTGGTCGTAGATCCAGCCCGCTTCTTCCAGCACCTCGCGCACCTGCTCAAAGGTGCATTCCGGCTTGGCGCCCTTCCAATCGTGGTCGCCCCAGTCCCAGGACGCCACGGAGGCAGCAGCCTTGTCGAGATATTCGGCCTCAACCTTGCTCGAGGTGAGCTTCTTCTTGCGGCTGGCGAGGAACTTGTCACTGTGCTGGCGAACGACACGCTTTACAGCGTCGCTCTCGGCCGAACGGATCATGAAGCGGATGCCGATGAGTTCGTCCGTGTCTGGGCCGGTAAGCTTCAGTTCATAGAGGTCTTCAGAATTGACGAGCTTGGAAATGTCCATGTTTTCACCTCTGATTACGGTATGGCAGTTGGATTGACGCGGATCGGCAGCTGGTTGAGGCCGATCGTGAAACGTTCGAGTTCGAAATCGTCAGAGCCGCCGCCCGGGTAGAGCGGGCCGGAAACGACACCGCGGCTGTAGAAGATCGTGTTCGTCTTGCCGGCGCCGCCGTCGTTGCGCTCGATCTTGATGGCCATGTTGTCGAGGTTGAGCGGGTCGCCAAAGGTGCGCAGGATAATCTGGCCGGCGTCGTCGAAAACGGAAGCGACTTCGATCTGCGGGTCGCCCGCATTGGCGGTGCCCTTCTGTTTCTGGGTAACCGGCTCGTCGAGCGTGTTGTAGCTGTTCATTGTGCTGTCGGCGCCGAAATCACCGACGTTGCCGACCTTCCCGACCTGCACCCAGGTCAGCGCCACATAAGCGGACTGTATGAGATCGGTATTCTGGGCGAGCGCGCAAACATAGACCTTGCTGCCCTTCTTCGTTGCCTTGTTTGCCATGTCAGTTCTCCGGTTCGAAGGCGTGGTAGGGAATGGAGACAGGGATCTGCACCCGGTCATCCTCTTGGAATGTGCCAGCCGCCCAGGGCTCGCAAGTGGTCGATGACCTGATCGACGACCTCGAGCGCGTCGATGATGCCCTCCCCGACCGGCCAGACGACCGAGACTTGCAGAAGGCCTCGTTTCTGCTGAGGATCATCGCCCATGGTGATCTGGCGTGTCCGGTTGGGCATGAAGGAGAGGCGCAGGTACTTTGCCGGCGTATGCTGACCGGCCGCCGGAAAGACGACGTTCGGGCCTGCTATGGGCAAGACCTGCGGCATGGCCCGCAACCGATCGGTCAGTGCCTTGAAGATTATTGCGTCGGTCCCGGTCGCCATGTATCGATTGCCTATGTCTGAAAAGCCGCCTCTCAGCGACGACGAAGTCTATGAGCGCATCCATGCCGCGCTGCTGGCGTTGGGCCGGGATTCGGGCGCAACGGTGCGAGGCGACACCTCTCTCAAGGCCGCCCGAAAATCGTTGACGTTGCTTCAACTTGGTTTGCTGGCGGCGATGGAAAAGAACATCGACAACAATGCAGCGATCAAAGACCCAGGCGGGCCCTCAACTCAGCTGCCTTTCGATCCACGATAATCGGCCAGTTTTGGGCGGCCAACCGGACGAAGCCGTCGGCTGGCTGGCTGTTTGAGCCGTATTCCCTGTGGCCCGCATATGCGGCGGTGTATCCCAAATAGAGCGTGTCCCCGATATCGGCGCCGGCTATGACTGCCTCAACCTGGGCGAAATCGGGTGTGTAAGCCCTGCCCTCAGCTGGCTTGGACGAGGCATTGATCGCCGGCATCGATGTCGAGGACGCAAGCAAGGAGGCGCGCAGAAAGCCAGTGTCGACCCGCATTCGCCCGCCCTGCGCGACGGGTGTCTGCATCTCCTCGACGACCTCTTGCGTAGCTTCCTTGAAAACTGCCTCGACCGCGCCTTCGACCTTATCGGCCCACTGAGCGACCGCTGCGCTAAACGTGAGCGTCGCCATCACGCCATCTCGGCTCTGTAGCGCCGGGTGACCGCGCCGATGTAGTCGATCTTGTATTGCAGCCGGCAGCGGCAGCCCGAAGTCTCCGAGATGGGCGCCTGCGGATCTCCTGGATACCGGAGCCGCGCACCGGATGGGCTCACAAAGGTCTCCCCGAATGCAACCGTCTGACCGTTGAGAGATCGATGGGTATGGCGCACCCGATTGTCACCGGCAGTCTGCCAAGTAGGTGTCACGTCTTGCGCCTGGACCTTCCCGCTTTCGATCTGCTGACGCATCGCTTCATCGCGAGCCGAGCCGAGCGCCATCATGGTTTCGGTTCGCGCCAGCATCTCCGCGCGGAGAAGCAGGTTTTTGTCGCGCAGCCGGCCAATGACCTTCGAGAGCGCGTCGCCGGTGATCGGCTTACCCTCGCGCATGGCCGCCACGATGGTCCGGTCGAAGCGCTTATCGCGGGTCTTGAGCTCGAAGTACTGCTTCATCAACTCCGGGTCGCCCGAGGCGAGATTGACGCGGGCCCGCTCGATGAAGGCGATCTGGTGGCGCGTCAGGCCGATGACGCCGCCCTCGCGCTGCTTGCTCACCCTGTTGACGCGACCGACGACGTCGAGCGCCGTCGATCGTGGGTTCGCACCTCTGGTGAGGCCCGCTTCCAACGCCTGGCGGATGCCCTGCCGCTGATCGTCGGTGATGTGTGTGACCATCGTCGACGACAACTCGCGCAGGATCGCCTCGGCGGCCGGATTGCGAACGCCGAAGCGCCAGATGACACGGTTGCCTTGCGGGTCGGTTACCTTCGGCAGTTCGACGACGGCATTCGTGCCGCCGGCGTTGAAGGCCTCCTGAAGGGCTATTTCGAGAGCCGAGAAAGCCTCGGACTCGATCTGCATCGCTTCGACCGCGCCATTTATGTCGCCACGTTCAAGTCGCTCGATGACGCGTGCCAAGACGATGGAGGAGCGGATTTCGTCTATCGCTTCTCGAAACGCGGCCGTAAGGCGTGGCTCGTAAGTGGCGAGCAATTCGTCGAAGGTCATTCATCCCCCTGATCGCTCGCAACTGGTTTGAGTAACCGGGCATTAAAGCCAGGTCGCTACGAAGAGCCCCCCACACGGAGGTGCTGAGAATGGCGAAGAAATCGGTAAACCAAAAAAGCACGAGGCGAGCAAAAATCTACTTAGTGCGATTGGACGGAGGTGGGTCGAACAGGGACTACCAGCAGTTCTTCGACAACCAAAATCAACTGCTTGGCAAATGGCCGGATCTGACGGGGCATCACAACGAATATCTGCTGAAATCCTTTGCGCCGATCGAATTTCTTCATTCGGAGGCTTCGCGTCGCAAGGATAACAGTTCATTCCGAGAAAGTGTCAGCGTCGTAGAAATCACCAAGAAGATGGCGGCGACCACTCACTCACCGTACCTCGAAACCATACAGAGATACTTCAAGGTCTTCACAGCGGTGAAGCCCCAGATAGACCCTTAACGTCTCCCCTGCACGATGAACACGACGTTGGTCACCCCGTCGTATTTGTTCGGGTCGCCATTCACGATGGCGTAGTCGGTACCGTTGGCAGTGACGACGTCGCCGACGGTCGGCTCGACCGCCAGGCCGACCGACGAGATGTAGATCTGCATGTCGCCGGTCTTGATCGTGGTGCCGTCGATGTAGCGGGCCTCGTAGGCCATCGGGACGAGCGTTGCCGGGTATGGCGTGGGCACCGGCTCGCCGCCTAGGACGGGATCGGGCGGGATCACGCGGGTGACGACGCCGGTCTGGCCGTACTTGGCGATGAGGCGCTGCGCCGTTGCCTGTAGGCGCGCGTAGAGCGGGTTGACCATCAGACTACCAGCGCCCCGGGCCAGACTGGCGTCAAGAACGGCCACAGCAGCCCCTCGATCGTGGTGACGACCGGAGTTGCAAGCGCGACCACATCGTCGATATCGGTCGACGACGACGTCGCGTATTCGACTTCAAGCTGCCCGACCTTCTCACGCTTGACCGTCGAGGTGCCGGTGACGACGGGCGATAGGCTGCCGGGGTTCGTCGTTTCGAGGAACGCGGCCTCATAGGAAGCGTTGATGATTGGGACAGGCACCTCGCCGGATGGGATCGCCTCCCCGTAATAGGTCGACGCACCGGTGCGCGGCCATGCCCGCTCCTGGGCATAGCCGCCGGAGCGGCGGCCATTGAACCGAGGCTCGTACCGATCGATCACCAGAGAACCGCGCTGGCGCGCCGCGGTCTTCTGGGCATCGGTCGTACCATCGGGGAAGACATAGCCGGCCGCCGTAGCGTAAGCCGTGAAGCCGTCGTTATCGCCGTATCCAGCCATGTCATTCTCCGGTGGGTAGAACCCGGCGCTTATGCGCCGGGCTTGGTTGCCAGGTCTTCGAGTGCCGCGATGATCTCGTCCTTCTTGGCCGGCGTCTTGTCGCCGAGCAGCTTCGCAGCTGCTGCCTTGAAGGACATAAACTGGACGGCCGGATCCTTAGCCATTTCCAGGACCTCGGCGGCAGTCTTCGGCGGCTCTTCCTGCTGTGCCTTGAGCTTCGCCAGTTCGGCGTCGCGGTCGGCAAGCAGAGCCTGAAGGCGCTCAAGTTCGGAGCCGGTGTTATCGGCTGCTTCCTTGAGGACCGGAGCCCCTGCGACGACAACGACCGGGTTTTCGGTGTATTCGCCGTCGATCTCGAACCAGTTCGAAGCCTCGATATGAGCCTTCTCGCGGTCGAAGATTTCGACCTCGACCGTCTCGCCCGGCTCAATGAGAACCGGGCCGTTCACCGCGTTGACGCCGCGGGGGCCCTTTTGGGTGTTGGTGACCTTCATTGCCGCCTCCCTTAAATGCCGTCGAGGTAGCGAACGGCCTTCGGCCGACGAATATCGACGCCGCCGACGCGGAAGATGCCGGGGACATCGAACTTCATCGGACCGGTCTGCCATGCCGGCAGGAACCGGAACGGCATCGGAATGTGCATCTTCAGCACTTCCGGCGAGCGACGGTAGGCAACCATGCGCTTGGTACCGCCTGCGCCGGCGGTATCGAGGTAACCGAACACACCGCGGATGGTGAGCGGCTGGCCGGTAGTCCGGGTGTAGATGTTGTTCTTCTCGATCCATTCGAGGATGGTCGTCTGGTTGACGGCATCGATACGACGGGTCGAAAGGTCCAACAGGACCGAGTACGGCAGGAGCAGCGTGTCCGCGATCTCCGCGCCGAGCGTGCCGGTAAAGATGCCGGTGAGCTGGCCGTTGATATCGCGAAGGATCTGGTCCGGCGTCTTGCTGGCGAAGGTCGTCGCCGAGCCGGTACCGTCGGCCGGAGCCGTGGTGGCCGTCGGCGTCGAGGAGTTGACCAGACCGGTGTAGCCCTTGCCGGTATCACCGACGAAGGCGACGCTGTCGATCTTCTCTTCAGCGATGCGACGGGCCGAGCTCGCCTTGTCCGAGGTCAGGCTCATGCCGAGCAGCTGGGCGGTGCCCAGTTCCTCGAGCGTATACCCGTAGCCGATCGCCGCCATGCTGACGGTCGTTTCGAACTTCTCGCGGGTCAGTTCGACCTTCGGCACATCGTGCGCGAGGCCGCTGAACCACTGAGCCTGGCCGACCGAGTCCATGGAGAAGTACGTGACCGACTGAATCCATTCCGGCGCCGAGGTGTCGACGGGGATCAGCTGGGAATACTGGATCTCCTGGTACTTCATCGCGTAGACCGTCGGCTCGATCAACGAGGCCTGACGGATAAGGAAGCTCATCGCGACCTGCTGAGCGTCCTGGGTGATAAGCATGTTCATGTTGGAACGCTCCTGTTAGCCGAGGCGGAGAGCGGCGAGGCCGGCACCCGAGGTGCTGGTATCCCACTGCGCGCCAACGATCTGGGTGTTGCTGGTCGAGACGTTGGTCAGGACGCCCGTTGCCGGGACGTAGTAGACCGGATCGCCAACGGCGACGGCGACCGAGGCCTGGACCACGATCACGCCTTTCTTCATCAGCGCGACGTTGGAGTACTGCTCGTACTTGCCCGTCGGCTGCGTGGGGTCGAGGACAGCGATGCCGACGAACTTGACCGTGGCCTCGGAATCCACGACCTGATTGTCGGCGGTGCCCTGAACGCCGACCTTGCCGAAACCGATACCCTCAGCGTCTTCCGCAAGGCGGGTGACGATGTCGCTCGGCTCCATGTTGAGAACCATACCCTCGACCCAGCGGGCGTGGGTGGCGCTGTAAGTAGTCTGAACTGCCGGCATCACTTGGCTCCCTTCGTCTGCCAGGCCGATTCAAGATCGGAGACCATGGCCTTGTGGGCGGTTGCGGATGCGTTGGCGTCAGTGGTCTGCGAGAGACCCTGCTGAACAGCCACGCGGAACGGATCGACGCCGCCGGCGCTCTTGCCAGCGTCCTCGACGAGCATGTCGAAGCGGGCATCGATGTAGGCGTCCGACTTGTCGGCGACGGCGGCATCGCCGATCTTGGCAACGACGACGGCCTTGCGGATGGCAGCATCGGACAGGCCTTCGGTCTTGACGTCCTTCGCCAGGACCTTGGCCTTGGCGACGAGATCGGCGCGAGCCTGCACGCGCTTGTCGAGGTCGGCGTCGGAAAGCACTTTGGCCTTCGTGGCGTCGAGCTCAGCATCCTTCTTCGCCAGTTCGGCATCCTTGGCGGCCAAAGCCGTCTGATGTGCCGTTTCAGTGGCGGTAAGCTTGGAAATGGCGTCGGCAAGGCGCTGCTGCAGCGTGCCGATAACCGTGGCACCCTGATCGGTTACTTCAACCGGGATGCCATCGACGGTAACCGTCTTCAGGGTCATGATCTTTTCCTCTTTCGGTTTCTGATCACTGGTGAACGGGGCAGCGCCCCACTGTCCCGCACCGTCGCCGATGCGAGCTTGCGACCCGGCGCGCCCACGCTCGACGATGGCGACGTGGTTGATCCGGATATCTTTCTGGATTGCGTCGTACTTCTCGCCCTCGGGCGTCGTGCCCGGCTCCCATGCGAGATCGCAGGTGTAGCCGGCGGAAAGCTCGCGCTTGCCCTCGTCGATCGCCTTGATCGCCGCGGCGTCCATGACAACGAGCGGGATGCGGACGAATTCACCGTCGCGCGCCACCTCGTCGCCGATCTGGCCGACCGAAACGGCCTTCCAAGTGTCGGCGGTGACTGCCTCGGTCGGGTGATCGTTGGTCACCGGCTTGTGGGCGTAGCTGCCGAGGCTGGCCTTGTCGAAAACCTGATCGGCGGAGCGGTAGACCTTCACGGACTGCATTTCCGGCTTCCCGACCTCGCGGCCGGCATAAAGCTGGATACCAGTGCGCGCGGTCTTGACGTCCGCAACAAGGTAGCCGTCGGCGGTCCGTCGCGTTCCCGCGATCGGTGCTGCATCTATGAATTGCATTATTGTCTCCGCGCCGTGTATATGGCCTCCGGAAAAGGAGACCCCAAATGTCAGCACTCGAAAATGCCATCCGCCAGTCTGCTGCCCTGCGTGGCAAAGGAGAATTTCAAGCCGCGATCAATTTGATTGACGAAGCTTTGGCCAACGCTAGCGGAGACGATGATGTACTTGTCATCGCTAACCTCGAAGGGTTGAAGGCAGCAGAGGAGGCAGGTTTCTCTGCTGAAGCAAAGCGATTTGCCGTGGCGATTAAAGCGACTGATCCCGACATGCCACGTATTCAGAAGTACTTTTAAGTAGTCGCATCAATCCCGCCGAAAATTCACGGAGAACACGAATGCTCGCCAAGCTTCACGACACATCAAACGGCCGCCGAGAAGTTTACATCAACCCTCGCTACGTATCAGCAGTAATGGAGCGGTTCGGTCGAACCGAGGTGCTTCTCAACGTTGGGGGCAGCAGTATGGAAGTTCAAGTTTCTGAGTCCGTAGCCGAAGCCGGCGCGGCTCTGAACAAGGCTACGCAAAACGATTGAGGTGTTCACGCCGTGATGTGCTCCACATCACGGCCTTTGCTTGATCCCTTGTCGCCAGTCCTCGAACACCTCACTGAAGATCTCCGGACCCAGCGCGATCTCGCCCTG